ATGACGAATGAACATGCTATGCCGGAAGATTTCCTGCGGGAGACGCAGGCGGGCGCGCTTGCAGGCTCGCGTCCGAAACTGCTGCTGCGCAAAGTTGGCAATAAGTACTTTGCTGGTTTGACGCCTGATGAGTTGTACCAGCAGTATGCCGCGGGCAAAGACCTGGCGCAACAGCTTGCGGTCTACACCCAGCGCAAAATTGACACCAAAGGAGGGGGCTTCGATGAGGGCTTGCGCCGGGTCGAGTTGGGCGTCGAGAACAAGGTTCGCTCCGGCGCGTGGGATTTCTCTGCCGCAGAGAGTTCGTGGCGCATGTCACGCACACGGCAAATTCTGAAGGATGCAGACTTCCGCGCTGCCGGCGAGCCAAGCGATTAGCGGATTCTGGATTGACTGGCAGAAACCGTTGCTCTAACTTCGACCATCAATCTGCTCAAGCTGACTCGAACTACGACCCGCGCGAGAAAGCGCTTACACTAAGCGAGAAAAGGCGCGGTTGTTTTGAGTTTCGAATAAATGATGGTGCGGACAAACCGGGGAGGAAAATGATGTCATCAGACAATCGCATCGACTTGGACGTCGCACTTCGCAAGCTCCATGAACTCGCACTGGCAGACGGCGACCTAGGTTATGAATACTGGGACCAAGTCGGCCAGTTGCTTAGGCGGGCCGCTAGCATGCAGTCGCAAATCGACTCGCTGTCCCGGGAACTTGAAATGTGTCGGGCGCAGCAGGACAAATGGCCAACCGCTGCAACCCATACGAATCCCGTCCAGTAGAGAAGGGGGAGCGTGCTAAGGGGCATTTGGAAGAGGGAATCATGAACGAAGAAACATTCAACCTGAGTCTGCGCAAATTTCTGAAGATGGTGGGCGTCAGCTCCCAGAACGAAATCGAGAAAGCGGTCGCCAGCGCGCTGGCCGAGAAGGCCATAACCGGGAATGAAAAGCTCCCTGCCACGATGACGCTTGAGATTGCCGGCGTCAAATTGAATGTGACATTCGAGGGCACTATCGCTCTGGAGTAGACAGGGAGTGTCCGTGACGGCGCGCCCAGTAGGTAGGTGTGCTGAAAAACCATGAGCCACGGGGCAAGCCGTTGGCCACCATGATTTCCACCCACACTGTGGCACTCCGATAAGCCCATAACAGGCTCTAGTGTTCAGACATAGCACGCAGTAATCCGCTACTTTTCAGACAAAACAAGCGGTAATCAACTACTTTTCAGACATTTTTACCCAGCATCGCTGGGTAATCGAGTGCTTTTCAGACATCGAGGGTAGGTTTACGCTGTCAAGGCGTCCTTGGTCAATCTGTCCAAAATTCCGAGTTACCAGGCTGGGGCGGAATCTGAGGTGGGAGGAGCGGCCGCCCGGGCAGAAAAAGCCACATGTCTGTGTTGTACGTGTGCCACCACCAGCAACGGGCCAGAAGCGCCTGCTCGTGCCCGCCGCTGGTTTACGGACCAACCCCGTGCGCTATGCCGCTTGACGCAAGTCTGCTGCCGGCTCGACAATCATCGGTCATGATCCCACGGCCTTCTTCTTGCACGCGCTTACTCGTCATCACGGCGGCAGCATTCTTCAGTCTTGCCTTACCTGCGCATGCACAGGCCACGTCAACGGAGCCCGGGCTTCGCCTGACTTCCGCTCGGACGACGGCTTCCGAGGCCGCCGCGGCGCAAACGCCAGGCCCTGCGGCGCGCCACAGCGCACCCACGGGGGCCCAGGCCGCCACGCTGCGTGCGATCGGCGGGTCAGGGTCACTCACGCAGGAGCTGCGCTACCGCGTGAAGTCGCCGCAAGTGCGCGAGTTGCAGGTGCGGTTGCGGCTTGCCAAATACCTTGCGCTGTACGATGTCGACGACCGCTTCGGCATGCTCACGCGAGAGGCGGTGCTGAAGTTTCAACGCGACAACGGATTCCGCGCCACCGGCATGGTCGACCAGCAGACCTGGGACACGCTGCTACTGCGCTCGCGCGTGCCGACCGAAGCCGAGCTGAACAACACCGACGTCGGTTCTTGGTTCACGGCGCCGGAGCAGACCGGTTATATGAGGGAGTTGCAGCACCGGCTGCGCCAGGTGGGGCTGTACCAAGGCGCGGTCGACGGCACATTCAACGACACCACCCGGCGGGCGATCGAAGCTTGGCGCGTCCGCATGGGCTTGCCCGCGGCGTCTGTCAAGGCAGTTGGAACCTGATTCATGCGGCCTCTAATACTGGATCGGTGTCTTGCTCATGTTGATCCGGCTCGGGGTTGAGCCAGACGCTGCCGATGGGCTGCCAGTTGCGTAGTTTTCCCGACCATCGTGCTGGGTGGCGTTGCCTGGCTTGTTGGTACAGGCGCTGTCGGGCTTGCAGAATGGGGGCATCCAGGCCCGCATGACGCTGCGCCGGAGCCAAGTAGCGAATGGCGCTGTGGCGATGCTCATGGTTGTACCAGTGGATGAACTGATGCACCCACAGGCGTGCGGCCTGCACGCTTGCAAAGCCGTCGATCGGGTAACCGGGCCGGTACTTGCAGGTGCGGAACAGGGCCTCGGAATACGCGTTGTCGTTGGATACCTGGGGTCGGCTGTGCGAGGCGGTAATGCCCAGCTTCTCGAGCGTGACCTGCAAGGTCGAGCCTTTCATGGCGCTACCATTATCGGCATGCAATACCAGGGGTCGGTGCTGACACTGCTCGCGCAGCACGGCGCGCTGGATGATGGTGGCACTGTTGGCCATGTTCTCCGATTCAAACACCTCGGCCCCGACGATTTTCCGGCTGTAGATGTCCAGGATCAGATACAGGTAATAGAACCGGCCGCGGATACGCGTATGCAGGTACGTGACGTCCCAGCTCCAGAGCTGGTTGGGTGCGTCGGCACAGTGGCGCCGTGGTGCTCCAGCGTGACGTGGCGCGCGCGCCCGGCCACGGCGGTGCTGCTCATCGGCTTGGCGCAGCACGCGATAGAAGGTCGACTCCGACGCCAGGTACCGGCCCTCTTCATCGAGCAGCCGTACCACGATCTGCGCCGGCGGCAGGCTGGCGAACTCGGGACGGTGGCAGGCCTGCAGCACGGCCTGGCGCTCGGCGTCTGTCAGTGCATGCGATGGCGTGGCATGTATGGCGTGCGGGCGTCTGTCCTCATCGCCCGTCGCCCAGCGACGATAAGTGTTCAAGCCGATACCGAGTTCGATGCATGCGCTCTGCAAGCGTGCACCGGCCTGGCGAGCCTCATCGACCAACGCTACAGCTTGACGGCGATCCTGGGCATTGGTCATTCTTCCTCGTCCCCCCAGATCGCCCGGGCTTTTTTTCGCAAGGTCAGCAATGCTGCCGTCTCAGCCAGCGCGGCGTTCTTGCGGCGCAGCTCGCGCTCCAAATCGCGCGTGCGGCGACGTTCAGCCTTGAGCGCGTCGGCCTCCTGCCGGGCGGCGCTCTGGCTCTGCGCGTTGGCCTGCTCGCAACTCGTTCGCCAGCGGCGCAACTGCTCGGCATACAGTCCCCGGCGCCGGCAGTACTCGGCCAGCTCCACTTCGGACAGCGCAGCGCTTTCCAGCACGGCGTTGAACTTGTCCTGCGAGCTCCAGCCCTCGCTGTCCGACGCCTGGTCTGGCAACAAACGGCCCTGGCCGCGGGCCTGTTTGCGCCAGTTATAGATCGTGGCCTCGGAAATGCCTTCTTCGCGTGCCAGGTCGGAGACCGTGCGGTTGTGCGGGGCCAGTAACTTCTTCAGGATGGCTTCCCGGCGTTCTGCGGAATACTTCATCGGAACCTTCTCTTTGCCCCCAATGGTTTGGGACTCTAACAGCAACTGAGGTTCCAACTATTCTGACAGCGGGGGGGCGAGACTTGGCGCAAAAGTTGATGCGCAGCAAACTAGGTCGCGCCCAGGCCGACCACTTACGCCTGGGTGCCTGATACCGGCCAAACAACCGCTTTGACAGCAGCTTCAGAAGCAGCGACATCAATCTGATCACGCAAGCCCTGACGCACACCGATAAACTGCTGGGTCATCTGCAAAAACAAGCGCACTTGTGCCAACGTCTTTTGACGCATTACGTCCAAGGAAATGCCGCGTGCGGCTGCGATGCCATCCAGATAAGGGGTCGCTGCCGATGGGTCTGTGGACCATGCCAGAGCCTCTGCCTGCTGCACAGGCCAGGTCAAGCGCTCAGTCGCCGGATAACCTGCAGTCAGCTCCAGCACAGCGCGCTCAAAGCCTGCATTCACAACCGCCAATTGCTGCTCACGCAGTTGCTCCAGGCTTGGCTCCACCTGAGGCCCAGGCTCGACACTCAACCAGGAAGGCAGTACACCAAGACCATCATACGTCTGGTCAAAGTAGGATTCGCCCAAGGTATAAGGCCCATCTGGGGTATAAAGCGTAGATTGACGATTGTCATCTACCAGTTGCCACTCCCCGGTACCTTCGTCCCCAAACTGAATATCCAGCTTTTCCAAGCGCGATACCCAAAGCGCTACTTTGCCGACAGGAATCGTGCTAGGCGGAGCAACAGCAACGTCGCCAAATCCCTTCTCTTGATAAGGAGACTGGCCGCAAAACAGGCCATGAGCATCAGTTTGAAAATGAGACATAAAAAAACTCCTGGCCACATCGTGGTGGCGTGAAAAATTAAAAAAGTGACTATAGGACTGCAAATGCGAGACTGCTAGGAACCTCCCAAAAAGAAACTGTTAGACGGGAGAAACATGATGTCTACGGTTTGAGATCAGGTGGGAATATTCATACTTTAGATAGAGCAAAGCTTGGTGCCATGGGGATTAGCGCATCGATTGGCTTGGCTGAATCAATGGATAGCGGGATTATTTATGGCTTTGTTCAGACAGGAAACGGGACTGAAACACGCTCAGCTAATACGGGGCTATACCCACGTATTCAAATTTGAATGCGTGGGTGAAAAGCGAGATTCATAGGTCGTGTTTCAGTTCCTCCCGACGAGGTGGTAGGTAAAGTGCCGCCTGGCTCCTCATAGTCATAAGAATCAACGGCCGAACCATAAATGAAATATCGAGTACCGGTACTTCCCTCAGGAGTCGGGGCCAAGTGCGCATGTGTCTTGAAGCCTTCAGCCTGCTTGGTGCCTAACACCCTCGCATTTGCAGCGAAGTGGCCACCTGACTGCAGATGAGAAAGGGCCGGGTCCTGTACAAGTGGACATGACACAATCTATTGGTGGTATTGGGATCATTAATTGCCGACCCATCGAATAAGTTATATAGGGTCCCTGTGCCGCGACACATTATGCGCAGGGGGGCTGACGGCTATGTTCTTCAAGCCATGTGAATTTTGATAGCTCTCGTGCGGTAGGTAGAGCAAGTGAAAATCGCCTGACCGATACGACTCTTCCTCGCGTTCAAATCTGAATGCGAGGGTGCAGTGAAGTGTTGACAGGGCGTGTTTCCACGCTCGATCGAGCCACCCGTTTAGAGTCAAAAGAAACCGTAGATGAAAACCCAGCACCAGTCATACGGTAGGAATTTTCTACTGGGTTTCGCTCCTCTAGAAATACTCCAGTAGAGGGAACACCCCCGATCATTTCAGCGAGTCTCATTGAGCCTACTATGCGCTCTACTGCGTCATTTTGGCTACTTCCTAACAGTCTCGCATTTGCAGTGTCAGCGTCAGTTCCTGTTGCACGGATGAACTGGTCACGCAAATCAGGCAGACGGAAACTGCCTGCAGAGACTCTGGAAAAAACAAATGCGCCCTTCTTCCAATCGCCGGGAGCGACGACGTGACCGTTTGCCTCTGCCCAGGCAACCAGGGCCACGAAGCGTGTATTGGTTGGAGCAACAACCTGCCCAATTGCATCCACTTCATCGGCACGGGCATCCCTTGATGTCCCCCACACGAAACGACCAACGTTCAGGCTGGCGTAACCGGTAAACGAACCGATGGTTTGCCATTGCAAAAGCTGCTGGCGGTCAATTGCGTAAATCACTGGACCTTCGTTAGTCTTGGGTGCAGTGGCAAACGTGGGAATAGAGGCTGATTTATCGGCCTTGGAGTCAGGATCAAAGTTTTTGTCGTGCCAGATTTTGCAGGCGGCACGATATTCCTTCTTGCCCGACACTCCACCGTTTAGATAGAAGTTATCAGTGTAAGGATCGGTGGACAGACGCAAGCCTGCATTCAAGGACGAGCCATAAGGCATATCCAGGAAGAACGAGCCTCCACCCCAAGTCGTAGTACGGTTCTGGTAGTACCACCCAAATGGGTTGACACTGTCTCGGCCATTAACCGGATTGACAGTGCCTGCGCCCAAGCCATAATCCCCAACAGCCAGCGCCCGGTTCCATGCGGTGTACTCTCCGGATCGCCGACCGCGCCAAGCCAGCTCACCATCAAAAGACGCATAGAGCTGGCCACCACCGGAACCCGACTGACGGTGGAATACCACCCCTTGATTAGTCACACCGGCGGGTAAATTGCTGGCGGCTCCTTGTGCATTTGGCACGTAATACATGCCAGCTCCCACGTCCAGCGTATTCAAGTTCTCCGCCGGCCAGGCATCGGTCGTTGTATCAGCGCCGGCTCTGCCCAGGCCAAATGCACCCACCGTCAGGATCTTGCCGGCGGTGGTATCCCGGGCCGAGGACTGCAGGTTCAGACCGAGGCCATAAGGAGTCAGGGCCTTGGACTTGATCGTCCGGGCAGCGGCTTCCGCATCACTGGCATAAGCCGTCATACCCTTGACCGTCGCACTCGCATCGGGCGTCGCTGCCGTCAACAGTTTGTTCAACCCCAACAGATCATTTGCGCCGAGGGTGACCTTGCGCGCACTGGCAGCGGACTTGAACTGCCCCCACAACCAGGCAAATTTTTCATCATTCAGTTGCTGCAGTTTGTTGAACTGTTCCACAGAAGGCGGGGTCGAGCCGATGAAGGCCCAGCCCAATTTGTATTGATCATCTTGCAGATCAATTACGCCGCCAGTTTGGCCCCATTTATATTCAAAGCCAGAATAAAAATTCACTACTGCCATGTTCACACCTCATAAAAAGACCGTCCGAAGGCGGTGGCTACCAACACGCGTGCGTGGTTGGCAATATTGGTTGTCAAATCACTCGTGCAAGCATCCCGATGCCAAAGCCATAAAAGCCCTGGCTGGTAAAGCCGAACGGTTTGTCATTGGACCCTGTCAATATGTGGACCCCAACTCCAGCTGCCGCAGGCACCCACTGATAAGGGTCGGCCATCAAAGGGTTGTTAGGGCCAGGTAGAGCGCTGATCCAGATATTCAGCTTGGCGTTACCCACATCTTTGATGCGCACTTGGGAGACATCAAAAATCGTCTTCAAGGCCGCAGCAATTTCCGGGGTCGTGCCGTGCCCGTTGTTGACAGCGATCTTCCAGTACAGGATTCGGCGGTACTCCGGATCCAGAAGCTTGCTGGAGCCCGATGTCTCGCTTTCATGTTCACGGCGAATACGCGCCAGATCGAAGCCAACGGTAGCGGGCTGACCAACAAAGCCAAAGAACTGCACATAAACCGAGTTTTCAATCTCACGAGATTGCCCCACGATCTGGCCAATGCCATCCAGTTGGCGACCCACCGCAGCATCCAGCCAGCGCTCATCATGCAAAGCCTTGAGCTGATGATGTTCAAGCGGTCCATATAAGGCTCGCACCAAGGACTCCAGCCTTGGGGAACCACCGTATTGGTCCAGAAAATTTTTCCAGGCAATATCGGCATGATCTTGTTCCAGATTCATCACGTCACCTCAATCCGACTGGCATCAAACAGCGCCTTTTGGGCATCCCCGATTTCGATATTGGCTGCTTTGTAATCAGCGGGGCGAGGCACAAAATTGGGGTCCGTGGAATAGGCAAGTTTCAGATCCACCTGCGCAATGCCCTTGGTGCTGTAAATCAGACAAAAGAATCGCTGGTGGCGTACATCCAGACCAATCGTGTGCTCTTGTCCGGTCGCCAAAATCGCTTTCTCAATCTGTCCAAAACCATCTGGCGGAAAAGCCTGCTCGTCTACCGGAAGCAAGCTCACGACTGCCCGCACCCACACATACACAGGCTGGGGCCGATCAAACTGAATCAGCTGGATCCCTTCTGACGTATCCAGCGCTTTGGTGACTGCACCATTGGTATCAATGCCGCCGCTCTTGAAGCGATAAATCGCATGGGCAATATCATCATCAAGGCCACCATCAGCAATCACATGCACACTGTGCGGCTTGCGTCCGGCGGTATCAATTTGATCAGTTTGATTGTTGAAAACCCGGATATCACTAATCCCGGGAACCTCGTTAAGAATGTTGGGACCGATGCTTGGTAGCGTAGCTGCACCAAACCGGAACACACCCAGGCGATAGCGCGCACGCAACTGAGCGTCTGTTTCTCGCTGATGTCCTACTGCCCCTTGCTGCAAATTCACGACCCGCGCCCAGCCGGGAACCAGTGTCACGATCGAATCCAGGTCCCCGGGTGCGGCCATCTCGGCGATTGCTTCCACCGTCTCAGTCAACACAGGCGAACCAATCTCTGCGAAAGACAGGTTGCTGCTTAGCTGGACACTGACTGCCAAGGTGGCCACAGCAACCAGACGGATAGTGGCGCCGTCACTGGCGATCTGCATGCCGCTAGGCGCCAAGGCCGCCATCAACCCAGCCAGGACAGAAGCCATGGTGGCTCCAGCTCCACTGGTATAAACATAAGGCGTCCCGTCCACCGTCACCGAATAGCTGGCCGAAGGCTGCACAAGCGGAGCAATCCGTAAATCTGCAGCGGCCTCCGCACCAATAGTCAAGTCCTGTGTTGTGCGCCAGATCGTTTGCGTACTGCGGTGACGAATCTGCGCACTAGCCGGAATTTGGGTGCCCTGCAGACCATACGCCACGACATACACTCGACTGCGCTCTGCCTTCAGGCGCTTCACTCCTGAGAAAGACACCGCCCGGTCCAAGGAGACTCCACTGGCTGAACCCGGGTACATGGCGTAGTACACCCCCTCCCCCATTTCCCACAGAGCCGCTTCACGCTCGGCAAACGTGTCGATCAATACCCCCGTTACCGAATCCGGCCTGGTTTCCATATCATCAGGCAAGCCGCGAGCACGTAAATTGCGGCGCAGCTCTTCTATGATTTCCATCCGGATCTCTGGTAGGCGCGGACGCACAAACCCCTCCGGAGTCACACCGTAATCAGCCATTTTTAAAAATCCTATTGGGTGACGGTGACCGTAAGCGGGCCCGCGTCTGTTTGAATTTCAGGCAATGTGATCCGGGCTCGGCGCGCAGTGGCATTTAGCTCAATCTGCACCATGGGCACAGCAATCACACCTGGGACGGCACGCACTTTAGCGCGCACAATATTTTCAATCTCGGCCCGATTAGGAGCCTTGACCATGATTTTTTCCAGATAGGGGACTCCCCAGCTCTGGTCCAGGAACCACTCACCCAGAAAGGTCAGCAAGGTGACGGTAATTTGCTGACGAATTCGCGCAGCACCATCGATCAGAACCAGATCCTGCTCTTGAGACAAAGCCAAATCATGGCGAGCATTCAGTTGCAAATCCCATGTCATTACACTGGCCCTCCCGTTGTGCCACCACCGGTTTGCACACCGCTATGGCGATGATCCGAACCGATATTCTTGCCGTTATGCATAATCTTGCCACCATCAAAACTGGCACCACCACTGATGCTGATTGAATTTCCAAAGCCACCTGAGCCAGCCATCCCAGCGGTGTAGGTCAGCAAGCCGTTGACGGTGACAGGGCTATCAAAAATGGTTTCCTGGGCAATGACATGCTGGCGGGGTACGCGTACGGTCAAGCTGCCATCCGGCGCAAGCTTCATGGAACCAGGGCCATATTGCACTGTCAGATTTTCCGTATCCGCCACTGGGCCAGGACGCATGACAGGCGTAGCAAAGGCATCGCTCAAATCAAATTGACGAGGATCGTCAGGAGCCTGATCCGAGCCCGAAAGCCAGTTTTCCAGACTGCGTTGAGAAAAATGCAAAACAACGGGATCGCCCGGCTTCAAAGGAACCGTAATCATGGCCTGCCCCCCATCGGCAATCGGCCAGCACACGGGCACAGCGACGATCAGCGGTGCAGCCAAGGTCTGGCCATTGGCCAATTGCTTGGGCAAAGCTGGTTTTGCAGTCACGGTCTTGCCGTCATAGGCCTGGACCACACCGGGCAAGCAGACATTAATGTCCGACAAAATAGACGTAATGAGCTGATTCATGAGCTGTCCTTCTCTTGAGGTGCCGCGTGACGATCCAACAGCTCCATCGTGGTGTGCCAGTTTCCAGAACCATTCCAATCACCCGAGTGCTTGAGACTTTCCACCCGGAACCAATCCACGGCCTGGCGGCTTTCCAGTTTGACCAGGTCACCAGGGTTCAAGCTTGGCAACAATAGAGACGTGACACGCCAACCGTCAGCCTGCTGACGTTCAGACCTGGTTTTTACATTGCCTTTGCTGTCTGCCTTTTCCTTGGCGCTCTGCCGTATCCGTTCAGGATTACCCAGCAAACCACTCTCTGGAGACAGAACAAACCCCTTGCGGGGCGTTATCCCGCAACGTTCAATAACTTGCAGTTCACCATTCTGGATGGAGTACTCCAGGCCGCTTCCCTGCACGACTTTATGCAAGGCCACCCGGGCGGCCCCATAAAAACTGAAACCGTTTTGCCAGACCCGATCCGGTGCATCATCAGCCATCACCAAGGACAAACCCATTTGAAAAGCAATGTCCTCAATAATCAGCCGAGCTCGAACACCGGCCCCACACCCCAAACTAACGACGGTGTCTCGAATTTGCGCAAAACCATCCAGCACCTCCAGCTCGGTCACGACCTCCGCGTTCTGAAAGCTGCTTGCCCCTTGCACCACAGTTCCGTAAGCCAAGAGCAAAGCCCCCTCTTCCTGTTCGTAACCCGCATAAAGAGCGACCACATTATCGGGTTCCACAATGGCCTCACGGGTATGCGGGCTCAGATTCCAGACACTGAGCTTGATCTGGTTCGGGGACTCGCCGGTATCCTTGCTCACTTCGAACCTCATGCGCAATGGCGGAGCGATTTCCACGCCTTTTTCCCCAGGCCGCCCCACCAGCAACCTGTACGTTCTATCGAAGCGCGCCATACTCTTGCCTGCTCAAGTAAAAGAAAGTGGCCTGACCGATCAGAAAGGAGTCTCGCTTCAGTTGCAGTTTTTCATCCTGCACATCCACCACAAACTCTCCGGCAGGCACATTCAAATGCCGGAACTGATCCAGCAAAGGGGTATTTGGCACCAATACCAAGCCACTCAAAATGCTTTTTGTATGGGCATCCTGCAGCCCCAGAACCCAGATTTGGGCCTCGCTGTTCCAGTTGAAACTCAGAAAGTAGCTAGCCCCTTCCAGACTGGCTTCAATCACAAAGCTGTTCTGGTCAACCAAGGGAATTTCAATCATGTTCCACTCCCTCCTTGCACTTTCAGATTGCTGGCAGGCACACTTTGAGACCGGGTATCACTGACTTTGCCGCCTGCTGCCCCTGTCTGACCCGCCTTGTCCTCCACGGAGGGCGCAACCTTGTCCGCAGGGATATCCGCCTCCCTTAACTGGGCGACAACAATCTTCTGAAAGCTGCAGACTACATCCAGCTTTTCACCTTCACTCTTGCGAGTGATCGATGCTTTGGTCATCGCATAATTCTGATAAATATCAGCCCCAGTCACGATAGTGATGGGCTGACGTCGCTCATGAATCTGGCGAAGTGCATCCTTGGCAGCAATCAACTTGGATCGGCCACCACTGAAAAAGGTGTAAATACTGGCGGCGGTAATCACACCCGACAGACTCAAAGTCTCCGGTTCCTGGGCAATATGGTCCGAAATGACCGAACCATCCTCAACCGCATATTTGCTGACGCTGGCCGTCAGCTCAGTTTCCTCCGTCAGCAAAGCATCCAAAGGAATACTCCCCAGCATGCTTTGCTTGCCAGCCAGATCAAATAACAAGGTTACAAATGCCATGATGAGCACCCATAAAAAAAGCCGCTCTGCGGCGGCGAGTCTGCGTTAACCCCATCAAGGGCGCAAAAAGAAGCAGGCTCAAGGGGACATTTCAGTATTAGGGGCACGCGAGCTCAAATCCTGATTTGAGTTCGCAAACCCATATTGCTGCGCTGCTTGGCCTACGGTATCTACAATCTTGTCAGCCTGGTCCTTTGTCTGCACCGTCACCATCATGGTTCGATTGTCGGTGTACTGCCCCCCTGTCACGGTACTGGACACTGGAGTCGCCGTTTCAAAGCCAAGAGCACTCTTGACGCCATCGAGCGTCGCCCAACTTGGTAGCTCCGGCACCATGGAGGAAAAGAAAGCCCCCACTTTGGCAAACTGCTCTTCAAACCAATTGAACATGCGCGTGAATGTGGCTTTGATCTCTACCCAGGTCTGCTCGGCTGCCAGCACGAACGTGTCCCAAAAGTCTTTCGCAAAACTCACAATCTCGTCGCGGTAACTCAGGATCAGTACAACCAGTGTCACAATCAAGGCCGGAATACCACCGATCAACAGCACCAGGCCTGTGACTACGGTGAGAACCGCTCCCCACTTTTCAATCCATGAGTCCACAGTCTCTGCTCCGCCTCCCAGCAAATCCTTGACCCATACCAAGGCACCACGAACGGCCTCAATCTCCCCTTGCCACTGCTCGGATCGACCAATAATCGAGCCCAGTACAGAATCCCCTCCCTGGAACCAGGAAATCACATCCTGAACGACCAGGCTGATGGCTTCCACAATAATCATCCAGCGCAAGAAAGGGCGGACCGCTACCCACAGCTCCTTAGCTAACACCCCGGCTACGCCGACCAAGCCACGCAGCATTTGCGTCACTGACTGCCCGCTCCCGAGCAGTGCTCCCATCTCAGCTTCCAGCTTGCGCAGCCCCTGTGCGGCTCCAACCAGGAAGAACAAGTGTGCAATCTGCTCAAGATGGTCACCGAGCACTTTCAACGCGAAACTTAACAGCTCAATCACACCTGTCTGTTGCTGCAGTACCCCGCTGACCCGCGCTAGCTTGTCCGAAAACTCGGTCAAAGCGCTGGCCAATGAAGCTGGCAATTTTTCCACGTCTCCACGCATGGTGTTCAACTGACTACCAAGCGCGGACACCATCATGTCAGACGTAATCAGGCCTTGCTCAGCCAACTCAAACAGATTCTGGCGAGTGGCTCCCAAGGCAGGATTGGTCTTGTTCAAGCCATCAAGCAAGTACGTCAACATGCGCCGGTTATTGGCCAACATGTTCTGAAAGCCTTCTCCGCTCAGCTTCCCATGAGCCAGGTCTTTGGCAAACTGCACCATAAAGGCGCTGGTTTGTTGGGGGTCCGAGCCACTGGCTGTCAAGGACAGACCCGTTGCAGCCACCATATCCAGGCTGTCCTGGGCCCCCTTGCCTTGGCTTTGCATAAGCGGATGGATACGCAGAAATAAATCAGCACTTTGCGCAAATGGCTGGCGCGCCTGCCCGGAATCTGCAGCCAAACGCTGGTCAATAAACTGATGTTCTTGCTCACCCTGAGAACTCATTGCGAGCTGCGCCTGCACCAGGTTGAACTGGTCACCTGCCAGCAGCACATCCTTGACCGTATCAAGACCCACATTTTTGGCAATGGTTTGCTTGATAGCCCCGGCCCAGGAGCCGGATGCCACTCCCCTGGCTGCACCCGATCCTATGGTCTTGCCAGCTTGCGATGGGTCCAAAGAGCGAGCTCCCACCCCAGGTCCACGAAAGCCGCGCACCACATTACCCACAGCCAGCTGAGCGCTTTTAGCGCCACGCTCAAGCGCATTCAAGGCACGACTTTGCTCAATGGACTGCCTGGCCAACTTCGCAAAGTCCACCGCATCCTTTTGAAGGCGCTGATACCATTGCACATACGCCTTCAAGTCGGACAAGTCCACCTGGCTGCGCATCTTTGCGACAATTTCACGGACATTTGTCATTACTTATTCACTGTGCTTGCTGCTTCCAAAGCAGCAGCCTCAGCGTCCATAAGGTGGTTTAACTTGATCAAATCCAGCAAAAGCACTTCCCGTCGGCGGATCTCGCCGACGGTTACTTTGCTGGCCATCACGGGACGCCAGATTAAAAACTCTCTTTCGAGTTCTGGCTGATAGCTCCCAACGGGCTTGCTGGCAGTTGGCTCAGGTCCAGACCAGAACGGCTGAGCCAACGCCCTAAAGGGGAGGCAAAGTTCACCTTCAACACATGGAACAGCAACTCCAGAATATCGGTGAACTCCTTGAAAGCCATCGCACGCGCCGCCGCATCCAGACGCATATCTCGACCGTTCATCGAGACAGCCACGGAGTCGGCGTTAATCAAGCGATCCGTCCACTGTTTGAGCTGACGTCCACTCAGCTTTTCAGACAGCTTTTCAATAGCGCCGGTCATCAACACTTCCGCCTGTTCCGCTTGCGCCCCCAGACTCAGAGACAACAGTTCCCCCACGGCTGGCAGGAGGTCTTTTTGCAAATCACCAAAAACCTCCAGCGCTTCAAAAGCATCCATCGGGGTGATCAAAAAGATGGTCTCGTTGACCGTCACCTCCACAGGTCGGGCCATCAGTCATTCCCCCCGTTGGTGAAGCCACCCACTGCTTCCAGGGTCCATTCCCGGTTGCCGATCCCTTTGGCAAAAGTAGCGCTAGCTTTCTTTTGTACCCAGGCCGTACCAGTAAACAAGGTACTGCCACGCAGGTCCGTAATCAGGATAGGAAATGCACCAGCACCACCAGAGAGGCGGTCTACGTCGCACAAGGACGACAGTACGTCATTAGAGCGGCTGGTCTGTTGCAGGGTGATCTTGATGGTGTGCCTCGGATCATGGCTGATCGAGCGCGATACATCGCCGTAGACACCCACCGAGCTGCTTACACCATCCCCTTGAGGCTCAATACTGATGAAGGTGTCATCGGCAGGGCCAGTGACGGTATGTGCACCCAGCACACATTTAACTTGCTTGGAATCGTAGCTTTTCAATTCATAGGCCATTTCAGGCTCCCAAAGAAAAAGCCCGGCGCTAAGCCGGGCTGGGTTTATTACCAAAAGGGACGCTTACGCCCCTGGGTTACAGGGCGTAGCTCAAGCTACCCTTGATTTCTGTTACGTGGATGGCACCAGCCAGACGAGCCGTGAAATACACGTCACGCAAGACACGATTCGCCTTGTCATTGAAAGAAACCTGGCTGCTGCGTGGCAGGCTCAGGGTGTAGCTTGGGACGATACGATCGTTCTCGTCCAGCTCTTCAGTCGCAATGCCACCACGGCGCACATTCAGGTCCAGAGGGGCACGAATGGCATTACCGATCATCTGGATACCATCGTCGGTGAAGGCCACCTTGCCATCTGCATTGATCATGGCCGAAACGACCGACACTTTGATCTGCTCGACCAAGGCGTCACGCAAGCGAATAACGTCAATCCATTCACCCGCCGCCGTCAAACCACCTTGGGTCACCGCAAAGTTACGGAATGGCTCAAAGGTGGAAAAGTTCTTGCCATGCGCCACCAAAGCCTGGCCTTCGCTCAGCTCGTCATAAGCAATGCCGGCCAGTTTTTTCAATGCCCAGGTTTCCTGACCAGGGTAGTAAGTGAACATGGAAGACATCAAAGCGGCTTCAGGGTACTGAGTTGATGCAGCGGCACTGTAAACGCCAAAGCTGCGGAAGTACTGCTTTGCCTGCAACTGGCTGGCCAAATCATCAGTCGAATCAGGATCGATGATGCTCGCATCGGCCGATGCCGTACCAAACAACTTCTCATTGGATTCGGTCCAGGCGGCAGCCGACAGCACATCTTCTTTGGCACGGCTGGTAATAACCAGGCCATACCAGTTAAAGGGACTATTGGCGATTGTGGACAGAGCCTGAGTCACAGTCTCGGTACCAGGCACCACCTGCATGGCCAGGTTACCTTGAGGCTGAACAGCCAGAGCCGTACCGGCTGTTTTGTTCTTCACCGTCACCACTGCTTCAGCGGCAGTAGCCGTCACAGGAGCAGCTGTTTGTGCAATCGCGCTAGCCAAACCCGAGGCAATTTCTGCCACCGTGTCTGCTTCCAGCGCCTTGTAAGATGCCTGCGCATCCAGCTGTTGACCCTGCTCGTCACGCCAGCGCAACTGAACACGGTAGTCGGCATCAGGCACAGCACGGCTTACCGAAACCTTGAGTTCGTCAACCTGACGACGACCAATAAAGACCTGACGTACGGCAGGAATCTGCGCGAAAGCATCGCGCGCAGCCCAGTACAAGGGATCCGTATCTTGCAGTCCCATGTCCAGCAGTTCATCCGCACCGGTAATGGTCATGGCGCGTGCCGTCGAAAGCACGTGACTGCCCAGAATCAGCATGTCGGAAAAAGATTGTTCATTGATTGCGGTCGTACGCAACGCAATATCAACGTTGGCGATCCGAGATAGTTTTGCCATCGGTGGCTCCAAAAAGAAAAAAACCACCTGGATCGGTGGCTAAAGCGATAAAAACGCGTTTAAAAAAATACAGGCCCAGAACGGGCCTGCCTGGTCACTCACGCGGGAACGATTCCCCTTTCACTTCCACAAACTCGATCACGCCTACCTCGTCATCCATGCCAGCCGTATACAGCACATCCAGATCCAGACGAGCATGCGCTTGCCCCTGCTCGGCCTGGTCCTGCTCTACCTCCAAGCGCACAGCGCGAACAACGGAAATGTTCAGTTCCTCGCTCAAAGCCTGCAAAGACTCGGACTCCAGTGACAGATGCACGCGCTCCAGAATGCTCCAGCTATCAGTCGCAAAGCAGCGCAACTGAACCAGCGCCTGATAATGCGCGCTGACGCGACGAATACCAGCCTCATTAACCCGTCCGTGATGGCTAGGACCAGGACGACCTTGATTCATGGAGAACACAAGATAAGGCATGGCAGGTAGCTGCCCCTCATCCACAGGTTCGCGAATCACCGTATGCGGTGCTGCCGCTCTGGTAATCAGCGTATAAAAATCGTCTTGGGCATTGCTCATAGCGGTTCGTTTCCTGGCCTGGGCAAACAGGCCGACACAGTGATCAAGTAAGTGCATCAAAAACAAAGAGCCTCCTTGAGCGGGACATAAAAAAACCCCGCAGCAATTTCTTGCTCGGGGTTGTTTCGTTTGCATTGGACGCAACTTTGCACGCCCATTATTGCAATTGCGCTTGCAGATTCATAGCGGACCATGTTGCAGACTGCAACGCCAGGCGTAAAAGGCAGAGGTTTCACCCTCTTTGATCTTGTCCACCTGGCCAGAATCCTGCAGTTGCACCAGCACGCGCTTGACGCCTTCGCGCATGGCGTTGCGTTGGGCCGTGGACAGCTCCATGCCTTTGCTGACGTGCCGGACAATCTGGATCATGCGGAACTCTCGTCCCGGATAGGCCGCTAACAGGTCTATGACTTCGGCTGCATACTTCACCGCAAAATCTCCTTCTCGACTGTGATTCTGAAATCCATCAAATGGCGGCGGTAGTCCTCATCCCGAAGAACCGCGCCCGTAATCTGCTTGATCCATAAACGGGCTGTAGCCTGGCGTTCGCTGGCGGTCAAATGACCATACTGAGCGTTCTTGCGCGGGTACTCGGCCTGGATGACCATGGCTTGGTAATGCGGCAGGCGCTGGTAGAGGGCGTCAACCGCCAAAGCGTGGTCTTGATGTATGGGCCGAAAGTCCTCTTGCCAAGGAACGTAGCGTTCCATATTGCCCACGGTCTGCCCGGACCAGCACCAGCGGGCCCAGTTCCAGAGCAAATCGTCACCGCTCAGGCCCTGCTTGTTTTCTGCTTTGATTGTCATTTGGGTTCCTCCCTCAAGCCCGATGAACGGTGATGCCGTGCATCCGGGTCAGCAAAATTCGTTTGATGCTTTGGAACAGGCTTTCTGTATCGCCGCTTAGCTGCACAATGCGATCGCCGCTACTGTTGTCCGTGTAGGCAAAATCCGCGATATAGCAAATCCTGCCGGCAGGTATCAGGTGGCTGAAAAGCCGTGGCACCAGACTCCAGGATGGCTGCTCTACCAAATGCCTGATCTGGCCGTTCCGCTGCAAAGCCAGCAGTTCTCTGTAGCGATGGGCAGGTGCTCCGGTGATCACCTGATGCACCTCTTGATGAAGCCGTGTTGTCAGATCCATGGCTGGTTCACTCCTTGCCCAAGGCTGCTTTGGCCATCTTCAGCACAGCCAAGGAACACCCTTCCGGACGGGCCAAGATCCGATTCGCCCAGACTCGCGGGTTCTTGTTGGTGTCGCCTGAAATCACCTGAGCCAGGTCTCGCACGCGTTGTTGCCCTTCCCTGCGCCCTTGTTCCCTGTCTTGCGGGGAGGTCAGGGCCAATCGAGGCGGCGGGATTTCTGCCCACTGTCCTTTGGCCAATTGATCAGCCAGAACTTTGTGCCAGCGCTGCTCCAGTTGCGTGTAAGCCTGATTCAGCAAATCAAACTGCCCGATACTGATTGCCGCGTGATAGATCGCCGGGTGCGACCACTCGCCCATTTCTCCTCGCACTCGTGCCTGCATGCCACGCACAGCCTGGAAGAAGGCCGTTTCCGGTTCCAGTTGAGGGCGACACGCACGCAGGAACTCCGGCAAGCTGGGTGGCCAATCAAACATGCGACGGCAATTCTTGATGCCTAGTGCCACGTCGTTGGGCGAGACGCCTTCCTCGTCAAAAGCTTCGGCCCAGGCCTGTTTCCAATCTTCAATGGCTTGCTTGTCCCGAAAGTTGGAACGGAACTTGTTCGGATAAATGCCATTGAGCCGGTTGTACAAATGGTCCATCAGGCTGATGCCTTCCAGCTTGGTATGACGCAGCAGCCAGGGGTTGGAAAAATCAGATATCGATGACATCGTCTATCTCCTCGCGTTGCCGATGACGGTTCACATAAGCCAGGGGATCAAAGCCCGACGCCTGACCTGCACGGGGCTCGTTGCGCCCTTCCAGCCAGCTGGCCTTGCCCCCGCGCCAGCCACGCAACATGCACTCGGCCAGAAAATCATCCACGCTGTAGCCCATCTCCAAAGCCCGGTGGGCTTCGGTGCCCAGGCGGTTCAGGGCGGTTTGCGTCAAGGGCGCTTTGATCTCGCGACGATGGCGCAGATAATCCGCCACCACGTCTGCGCTGGGTTCGGCAGGCCAGGCAGAAAACTCCAGCGCAGGAGTCCTGCGACGCACGTTTGTTTTTTCTTTATCTTTTTCTGTATCTGTATCTCCTTCTTTATCTGTCTCTTTATCTAGCGCGTTACCCGGCCGTTTCAGTAACGTTACGGACGCGTTACTGCCCTCCTTACCGTCTTGTTCCTGTTTTTTTCTGGCCCGAAAACGCGCCACCCGCTCAGCGCTGCTGTCGGATTTCATCTGGCGCTTGTCCCACGCCAGGGGCTGCAAAGTTTCCTGATCGATCAGGCCCACTTCGCTTAAGCGGCGCACCACATCGTCCAAGGTGCGCAGGTCCAGCCCCAGCTTGACGGCGACCTTGCGCAGCATCAGCGTGTCTTCGCTGTCGAGCACGCCCTGCCCTTTAAGGCAGAGCAAGGCCACGTAATGCCATCTGTCCTCGAAAGCCAGCAGACGCAACTTCTCGTCGTCCACCATCTCGGTATAGGCGCGAAACCACGGCATATTGCTCATAGGCACGCTCCTGACTGTGTGGGCCACCGACAAGCAAACTCGTGTCGATGGTTATGAATACGTGTTTTCATGGCACCCCCGCCTGAAAAACCGCACGCCTCTGATGTGTTTGCAAAAATATGACGCGCAGCAGGACCCCTGGCCCAAACAGGCCACGAACATCCGATTGATAGGCAATGCCCCAAGGGCACAAGAACTGCGTCACCCCATGACGCAGTCGAACTGTCAGGCATGGCCTGCAAGCCAAACCCGTCGTAAATGCTTAGATATTTCTAGAGCTTTCCTTGGGTGCTGGGGCAGGCACCACCGGGTTCATGTGATGGAAGACCAGTTGCCAGACGCGCGGTATGACACCAGCCTTCTCCCATTGAGATATGCGACCTTTGCTCAAGCCCGTGATACGCAATACGGCTCGGCGACCGCCCATTTCTTCGATGATGTGTTTAGCGTTCATGCATTGAGTATAGATAGTTCTAAACGTAAAGAAAAGAAATATCTAAACCTATGTTTAGTTTTTTCTTGTTTTAATGTCGGGTATGGATATTTACTCGATTCGCCGCAGAAACCTGCAACGCCTGATTGAAGACCGCGCTCACGGCAACGCGGCTGACTTTGCGCGCTCTATTGGGCGCACACGGGCGCAACTGGCCCAGTACCTGTCATCCACTTACAACGGTGGGCGCAGCATTGGCGAACGAGTGGCGCGGGCCATAGAAAAAGAAGTGGGTCTGGAAGCGCATAGCCTGGATCAGCAAGGCTATGGTTTTGGGGCCAAGCACGGTTTTGACTCCAACGTGCAAGACGCCATGATGGGCGAGCGGCGTATCCCCCTGCTGAACTATGTGCAGGCAGGTGTGTTTCGGGATCCCGGTCAGAACTTCACGTTTGAAGAAGTGGAATATCTGCTGACGGACCTGTGTCTGTCCGAGCGTTCCTTTGCCTTGCAGATCAAGGGCGATTCCATGTTGCCGGACTTCAAGGAAGGCGACCGGATTATTGTCGATTGCGAGCTCACGCCCCGCCCCGGTGATTATGTGGTCGCCAAAAACAGCGAAGAGGAAGCCACCTTCAAGAAATACCGGCTCTTGTGCATAGATGAAGGTGGACAAGAAATCTTTGAGCTGGTGCCGCTGAACGAAGACTATCCTTCCATTCGCAGCGACCAGCATGCTATTGAAATCATCGGCACCATGGTGGAGCACCGGAAATACTATCGGCGTTCGTAAAAAGCTGGCAGCGCAGGCTGCCTTGCATGATACGGCTTAACGCTTTTTCATTTCCTGATCGACCTTCTCCATCCAGGCCTGATCACAAGGGACGGGCTGTGCTGAGCGCTGACCATACAAACGGATATGCACCACGTTGCACCACTCCTGCGAGCCGTAGTCGGGGCCATGCCCTTGTCCATCGGAGACAGCAAGCTGACGATCCACCTTTTCCAGCCAGGCCTCACTGCCGACTTTCTCGGTGGGCGCCGTAGTTTGGCAAGCGGCTAACAATAAGGCGGGGGCAAGCATCAAGATTCGCAT